AAAGAGTTTCAACCAAAAGATGAGCTAGATCAATTCTGTAGTCAGGATTGTAAAGAGGAGGCATTAGCTGAATTAGATTCTGGTTCAGATGAGTGCCTATCATGTCAATAAAAATAAATGAGAACACCAGTATCGGTCTCCCTTTAAGGAACTTAATTGGTCTGATCGCAGCCATAATTGTCGGAGCATGGTTTGCTTTCGGTGTTATCGAAAGACTTAATAAACTAGAAACTAAAAATCAGTTGTTTGAAAAAGATTTATTAGAGGCTAGTGTTCAAAAACCCATCGATCAGGAGCAGTTCATGATCCTAGAATGGCAGGCAACACAAATAGAGAAGATGCAAAAAATGTTAGAAGCAAATGTACACACAGGTGTAATGTTATCTAGTCATGAAAAAGAAATTGAAAAATTAAAAAAAGATATTGAAAAATTAAAGGATGCAACAAGAGATATCAAGTTTGCAAATGGTAATGGGGCGCATTAATGACACAAGTAGTTATTGCACTATGCTTATTTATAGGTGGTGAATTAGTAGAACATCGTATTCAAAGCTCAATGTCTGATTGTTTGAAGAAAAAAAGAGAAGCGACTCGAAATATGGAAATGAGTAATAAACAACTAATGTGCGGGGAAGTTGAGGCAATGGTTGAAAAAAATATCGATGGTAGTATAAGTATAGAAAAAATTATAAAACCAAAATAATGAACATAAAAGAAAATTTTTTACCTAAAAAATTTTTAAATGAGTTAATTAATTATCATAAAAATAATTTTGATATAAAAAATAACTTATGTCAAATACACGAAAATAAAGAAGTAATAATGTGTGAAAAAGGTTTTAAAAAAATTGAAAAATTTTTAAATAATTTTATTAAAAAAATAAACAAAAACTATGTAATAAATTATTTTGAAATAGTTAAATGGCCTTGTGGTGAATCCCAAGAAGAACACTTTGATTTTGAATATCATCCATATACAACTATTTTATATTTAAATGATGATTTTGAAGGTGGGGAAACTGTAGTAGGAAATAAATGTATTATTCCTAAAAAAAATAAATTAGTAGGATTTGAAGGAAATAAAATAATACATAAAGTTAATAAAATTAAAAAAGGAACAAGGTATACTTTACCTTGTTGGTATAAATATGAATCTGTCTCGTAATTTTACATTACAAGAATTAATCAAATCGGACACAGCAATTCGTAAAGGGATTGATAATAACCCTAATGCAGATCAAGTAGAGAAATTAAAAAGTCTTTGTGAAAATGTTCTTCAACCCGTAAGAGATCACTTCGGCAGAGTTAAGGTGACTAGCGGATATCGTAGTCCTGAATTATGTGTAGCTATTGGTAGCTCAATAAATTCGCAGCATGCCAAAGCTGAAGCCGTTGATTTTGAATGTGTTGGTGTAGATAATGCTGAGGTGGCTGATTGGGTTAATCAGAATATTAGAACAGATCAGTTAATTCTTGAATACTATACTCCAGGAGAACCTAATTCTGGATGGATTCATGCAAGTTGGGTTGAATTTAATCCAAGATGCCAGTATATGAGAGCTTATAGAGAAGATAAAAAAACAAAATATAAACCAATAATAGGAAAGGCAGTTGATTTAGTATAATGGCTATAACAAGATCACAAATGACACAACAGATTGATGGCAAATTAAGAGGTGCCAAAGATGAAAAGAAAAAAGAAAAAAAGAAAATTTACGCCAAAAAACCCAATAAAAAGAATCCTCTCTCTAGGACATTTACTGTTTAGACCAAGAGTGGTACAATCTAAGAAGTTATATAACCGCAATGAGGAGAAGTTATACACTCTCAAAGTGGCCACTAAAGATTATGATTAAAACAATTAAAAAAATAATTTGTAAAATATTTGGCATAAAACAATGTGCCTGTAATAAAACTAAAGTATTTTTAGAGGAAGGTATCTAATGGCTAAAAAAGGACCTTGTTGGAAAGGCTATGAAATGATTGGGATGAAAACTAAGAACGGTCGTAGTGTTCCTAATTGTGTAAAAAAAGGAAATGTTGGTCTACATGCTGAAACAAAAGAGAAAAAGAAAAAAACACCTGTTTCAGGCGATAGAGATCAAAGAAGAAGAGATTTAAAAAAAATTCAGAATCCTATTTCAGAGTACGATGAAAAAGGCAAGTTAAAATATACTGCAGCTTATCAAGGTAAATTTATTAAACATGATTCTGCTGGTATAGAATTATCTAATAAAAATTTAGGTGATTATTACGGAGATTTATTAAAATAACCAAAAAGGAGTAAAACAATGGGTAAAGCGTATAAAAAAAATAAAATGGAAGAGGATGCTGATAAAATTATTGCAGCATCTAACTTACCAGATGCATCAGATATAAGAAAAGACGTTAAGAAAAAAATGTCTGGTGGTATGGCAATTGGTGGTGGTCATAAAAATTATAAAATGACAGGTATGATGACTGCTAAGTACGGTAAAATGGCAAAAGCAAAATAGGTTAAGGATGAAATGGCTACATCGGGAACTACAAGTTTTAATATCACGATTGATGAAGTTATTGAAGAAGCTTACGAAAGATGTGGCGTAAGAACTAATTCAGGTAATGACATTAGATCTGCTAGAAGAAGTTTAAATCTTTTATTTTCTGAATGGGGCAATAGAGGTATTAACCTCTGGAAAGTTAAATCCGAAACAACTGCTTTTGTAAATGGTCAAATAACTTATAATACTCCAAGTGATTGTAATGATGTTTTAGAAGCTGTTGTAACTACAACAGGTGGTAATCAACAAACTTTAACTAAAATATCTAGATCTGAATACATTGCAATACCTGATAAGACACAAACAGGTACACCTTCTCAGTATTATGTAAATAGACAAATTAATCCAACTATAAGTTTATATCTGGCTCCTGATACGAGCGCAGTGACTAATATATTCTATTACTATCTTGCAAGAATTGAAGATGTGGGTGCATATACTAATACTTCAGATATGCCATTTAGATTCTTTCCATGCATGGTATCTGGATTAGCATTTTATTTATCACAGAAGATTGCACCCGATAGAATACAAGCATTAAAATTATTGTACGAAGATGAATTAAAAAGAGCATTAGAAGAAGATGGACAAAGAACATCTGTTTACATCACACCAAATGTTTATTACCCACAAGGATCGTAATGGCTTACGCTAAGGGTAAATATTCACAATCCATCTCAGATAGATCAGGACAAGCTTTTCCATATAAGGAAATGGTTAAAGAATGGAATGGTTCATGGGTACATATTTCTGAATTTGAAGCAAAACATCCACAACTTGATCCAAAGCCACACATGGCAGATCCTCAAGCATTATGGAACGCAAGACCTCAAAGATCTTCACCCGTAACAGTATACTTAGATCCTCAATATTGGGATGGACAATTTACATCAAATGGTATGCAACCTTCTACTGATGCATTAGAAGAAAATAATAAAAGACAGTTAGGTACAAGAGTTGGAAAGGTAACAATTAGTATAACATAATGGCGACTTATAAATTTTATTATTCAACAACTGAAATAGCGTCTTTAGAAGAAAATTATGAGTCTTCTGAAAATATAAAAAATGTTGAAACGCCTTTTAGAAATGACAAAGGTAATGTAGAATCTATAACAAGAATAGATATATTAGCTGACCCTGATCAAATAAATACAGATGAAGCTTTAGGATATACGAGGACATAATGGCAATAAGTTATTCAAATTTTTTAACACAAGTGAGAAATTACACAGAAGTAGATTCAAATGTACTATCAGATACATTAATTGCACAGTTTATTAGAAATACAGAATTAGGTATTGCAGGTGCTGTTGACTATGATGAAACAAGAAAATACGCGACATCCTCATTTACAGCAAATAAAAGATATTTAATAATGCCTGCTGATTTTTTAATTATTAGATCACTACAGGTATTTTCTACAACTGATCAAACAGGTGATCGTAACTTTATGGAGAAGAGAGATACAAGTTTTATATCAGAATATAATAGTTCTGGTGCTACAGGTATACCAAAATATTATGCTAATTGGGACGACAATAATGTCGTTGTAGCTCCTACACCAGATCAAGCATATGCGGTTCAATTAAATTATATTATTGATCCTCCTGGATTCACTGCTTCTAATACAACTTATTTATCACAATATCAGGAATCATTACTGCTACACGGTGTTTTGACTGAGGCTTTTTCTTATTTAAAAGGACCTATGGATATGTACAATTTATATAAACAGAAGTATAATGAAGAGATACAAGCGTTTGCTCTTCAACAAATGGGTAGAAGAAGACGTGCAGAATTTGATGATGGTGTGCCACGAGTACAAGTGCCTTCACCATCACCGTAAACATTAAAGGAGATTAATTATGGCAATAGACCAAGCGGTATGTAATTCATTCAAAAAAGAACTATTAGACGGAGTGCATGATTTAGAATCAGGCGGAGACGCGTTTAAACTAGCTTTATACAAATCAACAGCTACGATCAATGCGGCAACTACTTCTTACACAACTGGAAATGAGGTTTCAGATACAGGACAGTATGTAGCGGGTGGTTCTCAACTTCAATCACAACAAACATCCGTTGCATCAGGAGTTGCAATTGCAACTTTTGCAAACTTATCATTTACTGGAGTAACTTTATCAGCTGAAGGGGCTTTAATTTACAATAGTACAGAAGGTAAAAAAGCAGTTTGTGTATTAGATTTTGGTGGAGTTAAAACAGCAACAGCTGGAACATTTACTATTCAGTTTCCTGCATTTACAACATCGGCAGCAATACTAAGAATTAGTTAAGGAGATTAGATGGCACTTGTCATTAACGATAGAGTTAAAGAGACAAGCACCACTACTGGAACGGGAACGTTCGACTTGGCTGGTGCTTCTCAAGACTTTGTTTCATTTGTATCGGGTGTAGGTGACGGTAATACTACGTATTACTGTATCACGAATACTGGAACAGATGAATTCGAAGTTGGCGTTGGTACAGTTACCGATGCTGCAACAGATACTCTATCAAGAGACACGGTCATAAGTAATTCTTTAGGTACCACAGCTAAAATTGATTTTGGTATAGGGGAAAAAGAAGTATTTTGTACTATCCCTGCTAAGAAAGCAATTTCACCTGTCATGGAAGCAACAGGCTATGTTGTAACTCATGCATCAACATTAGATCAAGATCAAACTCTAGATTCAGGCGTACTAGCAGGACCAGTAACTATTACTGGAACACAAACAGTAACAGGAACATTGGTAATTATTTAATGAGTAAAATAGAAGTTAATGCAATCGAACCACAATGCGGAACTAATTTAACAGTTGGTGCTTCTGGTGATACGATAACTTTTCCTTCTGGAACTACTGTTGTTAATAATGGTAGTCAAACAGGTTTTGGAAGAACTGGAACAGTTGATTGGGACACTACAGCAAAGACTGCTAGCTTTACTGCTGTAAGTGGTAATGGTTATTTTGTAAATACTACATCTGGAGCTATTACTGTAACGCTTCCAGCGTCACCAAGTGCTGGTGATATAGTAGCGGTATCTGATTATGCACAAACTTCAGGTACAAATAATATTACATTAGCAAGAAATGGGTCTAATATAGAAGGAGATTCTTCTGATTTAGTGCTTCGAAATAATGGTATTTCAATGACATTTGTTTATGCAGATGCAACAAAAGGTTGGAAAGTAGTAAATGCTGGATCCGAATCAGATAAAGAACCAGTTCCAGAATATATTGTTGCTACAGGAGGAACAATTACAGAATGTGGAGATTATAAAATTCATACCTTTACAGGGCCTGGAACTTTTACAGTTTGTTCTGTTGGTAATCCTTTCGGATCATCAACAGTAGATTATTTAGTAGTCGCTGGTGGTGGCGGAGGGGGTGCAGCATGTGCTGCAGGTGGAGGAGGTGCTGGTGGCTATAGGGAGTCATCAGGAGCAGCTTCTGGTTGCTACACTGCTAGTCCTTTAGGAGCTTGTGTTAGTGCTTTACCAGTTTCAGCATCACCTTATCCAATAACTGTTGGTGGTGGGGGTTCTGGAGGAGCAGAGTCTACTACTTCGACTCCAGGTAATAATGGGTCAAATTCAATTTTTTCATCTATCACATCTGCAGGGGGTGGCTACGGAGGAGCTAATCCTCAACCTGGTAATTCAGGTGGATCTGGTGGTGGAGGTGCTCATTTTTCAGGTGCTTTAGGATGTGGAAATACTCCTCCTGTAAGTCCACCTCAAGGTAATAACGGAGAGAATGCAACAACACCTTCTGGAACAACGACAGATGATGGCGGAGGCGGAGGCGGTGGTGCTGGTGAAGCTGGTGGAACCGATCTTGCAGCCGAGGGTGGTGATGGTGCAACCACTTCAATTAATGGCTCATCAACAACTTATGCTGGTGGTGGTGGAGGAGGAACAAGAAATTTTCCTCAAACACAAAGTCCTTCAGTGAGAGTTGGAGGTGCTGGTGGTGGCGGTGACGGTGGCGGAGGTCCAACTTATCCTAGACCATCTGCTGCGGGTACAGGTGGTAATGGTACAGCTAATACTGGTGGTGGTGGAGGTGGTGGTACAAGAACAGCTCCAAACCAACCAAGCCCTAACCCAGTTGGAGGAGGTGGATCTGGTGGTAGCGGAATCGTAATAATAAGGTATAGATATCAATAATTATGGCAAGTGAAATAAAAGTAAATAATATTAAAGATACATGCGGGACAGCCGTTATTACTAAATGTGGTGCAACACATACAGTAACTGCGGAAGTTTATAAAGCAAACACAATTCAAGATACAAGTGGAAATGCTTATCTTGCAAAATGTGGTACGACTGTAACTCTAGGTGGTTGTGGTCAAACAATAGAATTAGCATCAGGTGCATCACAAACAGGATTCGGTAGAACAGGAACAGTAGACTGGGATACAACAGCTAAAACAGCATCATTTACAGCAGTGAGTGGAACAGGGTATTTTGTAAATACGACTTCAGGTGCTATAACTTTAACTCTCCCAGCTAGTCCAAGTGCTGGAGATATTGTAGCAGTAAAAGATTATGCAAATACATTTGATACAAATAATGTAACATTAGCTA